TGGTCTGCGCCGCGGATGATGACGTTCGAGCCGTTCGGGACGCCGTGGGCAGGGTGGGTCACGGTCGCGGTCGTGCCCGTTCGGGTGATTGTGACCGCGGCGTATGACGGCAAGGACCCGCCGGTATCGGCTTGTAAAAGAACCTGGGCGGAGGCGATCACGACCCCGTTGACGTCTTTGCATGTTTGTTTGACTGTTACGGAGTTGTTTACGACGGTTGTTGAGGCGGCGCCGTTTCGGATGGTAGGGGTTGACCCGCCGCCGCCGATATTGACAGTGACGGCGCCGCCGGAGTTGTTGTAAATGGCTGCATCGTTGGACCCGTCGATGCCGTACCCAGTGAAATCGCAACCGGTCAGCGTGTAGGTGCCGGGGGTAGTGAGTTCGATAGCGTGCCCAACCCCGCCGGTGTTGTCGAAACTGTGGTTGGAGATTTTGGTCAAAGAGTCGGTGGTAATGAACGCCGAGCCGGTCGCTGTGTTGTGTAGGCCGGTTGTGCCGCCGCTGATTTGGTCACCGGTAGCTGTGAGTGTGACGGCGTCACAGTTAGAGAATGATGGGGTTGTTAACGTGATCCCGCCTGGGATGACTGTCACGCACTCAACGAACCGGTCAGTGTTTGAGGTGCACCCGGCGCCGAGAGTGACGGTCGACCCGAACAGGTAGGTGGTTGATGTCGACGCGTATGCGTCGTTGGTGCCTAGCCCCGCGGTGAACTGAAACGGTACTAGTCGTGAAACCCCTTTGAAGGTGACGTCGGTCAGATCGATGTTTGTGACACCAGTTGTCGCGTCGGCCAACGTAACCCGGTAGTAATCAGATGCGACGGCCGACACGATTGTGTTGCCGCCGGTGCCGTTGTTTACGGTGAGGTTCGCGAAGTTTAAGGTTTGTAAAGATTCTTGCAACCAGGTCGTTGACGCTGCCCCGCCGAATGTGACTGGGCCTTCGATGAAGAACGAGCCGCCCCGATCGCGAAATAGGCCGTAAGCGGCCGTGTCAGCGTCGGCGCAGTTTTTGAACGTCAAGCGGTCGCCGCTTGTTCCTCCGGTTAGCGTGACCCCTGAGCCAGCCGCCCCGCGACGGATCGCGTCGACGTAACAGTTTTGCAAGAACGATTCGTTTTTGGTTCCCGAGATGTTGCCGCAGTAGCCGACACGGGTGATGTTACCGGCGGGGGCAGTTCCGATCGACGCGGCCGGTCGGGTGCCGGCATCGAGGTTGAGCACGACATGGAACCAGTCACCTAAGTAGCCCTTGTCGAGCCCAGTCATGTAATACAGAGCGCCGCCGCCACCGAGATAGGCGGAAACGCCGCCAAGGTTGGCGGCGCGTACCGGGTAAAGGTCACGAACCCAAAAGTGAAGATGTTGACCGGTCGGCGAGAAGGACGGGACCGTGGTGTAGGCGCCCCGGAACTGTGCGATGCTTGTCGGGTTTGTCGGTCCGACAGATCCCGAGTGGCCCATGGCACCGGCGTTAGTACCTTGAAGTTGGATCACTGTCTCCGAAGCTGGTGCGTTCCCGGTTCCAACCATGGTGAGAGACCCAGGGTCGAGGGAGACGTCAGTTAGTTGTGACGTGAGTGCAGGGTAGCCATCGATCAGACCTCGGCGTTAAGCGTCTAGTGTGTGTACTGCTCCGACCGAGTTGCCGTGTGACACCGTCGATAGGAACGGCTTGTTGGGGGCAACACCGTTTTTGACGGAGGCGAAGAACGTTGCCGGTCCTGTGTAAACCGACGTGAACGACTCGGCGGTTGAGGTCGCTAGCTTGTCGATGTAGGTGACGTAAGCGTTGTTGAGCGCCGAGACGTTATCGGCGGTGAAAGACGTTGACGGGATCGTAAAGGTTGACCCTGTCCACGACGTGTAGTTGACGAGCCGGTTCACACCGGCGTCGGTGATGACTCGCAGTGTTCCAGCGGCGGGGGTGTTCCCAGGAATCGCCGCGTTGCAAACGATGGCGGTTTCGGTCGCGCCAACAAGAGCGGTCAAAACCGTTAGTTGCGTTTTGTCCAACGCTCCGGCGTTGTTCGGGCCAACCAGCACGTAGTCCTGGCCGATGATGGTCGAGGTCACCGAGGTGACCCGGTTATCAGGTGGCGCCTGGTTGACGTTGAGCAGGTCGGTGATCTGATCCGCGGCGACTAGGTCGCCGGCGGTCACGCCGAGCCCGTACCCGCCTTGGATCGCGCCGGTGTAGGCCCCGAGGAACACTTTCGGCACAGCTCTGACGACTGGTGCGAGGTTCACCAGGCACGTAGCGTTCGACGTTTGGCCCGAGATTTCGAGGTTGTCGACCGGAGCGGAACCACTCAAAAGCTGCACGTACATGTTGCCGGTCAAGCCTTGGTCGTCGAGAGCCAACAGCACTCCAGTCCCTCCTGACAAACCGTTGTCGGTAATGGTCAGGTTGATCGAGGCGGTGGCGCCGGACGTCAACCCCGTGATGACATCCCCGTCGAGCAAAGTGATCGTGGTGTCTTCGAGAGCGACCTTAATGGTCCCGGTCAATCCAGCGTCGATCAGGTGCACGAGTTTGCCCGCTGCACCGTTCGCTCCGATGGTGACGTACTCGCCGAGGGTGAACGGCCCACCCGCTTCGGTGTCGTACGCGATTTCGGTGCCCCACGCGAGGATCTCGTCCTCGACGAACGGCCCACCCGCTTCGGTGTCATAACCCCACGAGTGTGTGGGGCCGAGGAACAGTTCGCCGTTCAGGCCGTGGATCGTTTTGGCGGTTCCGTTCCCGGTTAGGTCTTTGCCGAACTCCCACAAACCTTTGAGACCGTCGCCGGAGGTGTTCGCTCCGTATGTCCACTGGCTGTAGTAGGGCTGGGCGCCGTTCCCGTTGTTCAGGTCGATTGTTTGGAAACCCTCGGTATTTGTGACGTGAGTGTAGGCGGTCACGGTCGCTTGAAGCGTGTCGTTCTGGCCATCGGGTAGGGTTTCGATCGCGGCTGTTTCTTCGCCCACGCCGAGCGTGATGTTAAAGAACGCGTACGTGTCGCCCCAGTGGCGAGCCTGAACTCTGACTCGTTTGCCGTCGATGTCAGCGCCGGCAGTGCGGGTTTTGACGAGGAAGCGGGCGAGGACACCGTTGGCAGCGTCACCGTTGAGACCGCCTGATGCTTGTGTGCCCCAGAACGATGTGAGCAAGGCGTTGTCTTGCACGACCTCGAGTTGGGTGGCGGCGGCGTTAACCGAGCCTTTGATTTGCAGACCGGAGTACACGGTTGCGCCGCCGGATTGGGTGATCGACCCGCCGTACAGATGTTGGGCGAGCACGTCATCGATGTTGTACGGGGCGTTCACCGTGATGATGGTGTCGAACGAACGGTTCGTGGCCACGTCAGAAGTTGCGTCGTGGATGTCGTCACCGGTCGACGTCGCGTTGTCACCCAGTTGTGCCATGAAGGTGTGGAACTCGAGCACGGTGTAGTTCGAGGTTGTGCCGGTGTATCGGATGTCGCCGTTTACCGCCACGCTGATGTCAGCATCGATCGCCATTTGGAGGGTCCTGTCAGTCGCTCAGGTCCAGTTGCCTGGTCCGTAATTGGGGGTTTTGTTGTGGCCGGCCGAATCGAGGTCGTCGTTGAGGCAGTCGCCTGCGGTGTTGTAGAGGCGTGCGATCCAACGTCCGTACTTGCCGGTCTTGCCGGTCTTGATAACGAGGGGCCAATCGTCGCCAGCAGTGCGGGCCCGGGCGATCCATTCATTAACGAATTCGGTAGCGTCGAGCCCTGCCGGGCGTTCTGCGCCGCGAATTTCGGGCGTGTTGACCCCGGCTAGGCGCAACCGTTGGAATGTGACGACTCGAAACCCGAGGTCGATGGTGACATCGATCGTGTCGCCGTCAACGATGCGGGACGATCGAGCCCGGTATGTCCACGCGGGGTTCATCGGCGGCGCCGCAGATCAGGGCGTTGCTGACGCCAAACCAGCGGAGCTATCACAAGCAGCACAACACCGCCGACTCGTTCAGCCCAAACGCCGAGGGTGAAATGTCCGAGCGCCCAACCGCACAACACGACTACCGGAACCCACAACAGTGGTGACGATTCAACGGTCGCTGTGATGGTATCGCCGGGCCGGTCGTTGAGTATCGCCCACAGTTCGAGCCCGATCAACGCGGCGCCCAACCCGAGGTATGTGTATTGAACCCATGTCATTTCGCTGCCTCGTTCCGAGCTATCCATTTGTTGACGAGTTCGCGTGCGGAGTGTTCAGCGTCGAGGTGCAGGTAGGCCAGGCGGTGCGGGTACCCAGCGAAACGAAATTGTGCGTATTGTGCGAAATAGGCGGCGAGGAAGCGGGTCACGCCTTGGTTGCGGTATTGGCGGACGTGCACGAGCTCGTGAGCGATGATGTGGCTACTTGTTTCGTCGAATCCGTCGCGAAGGAACACGTACCGGCCGAGGGTGACGCCGTCGGCCCACAGGAACGGGATGTGCACAAACCGGGCGGTGAGCGCCACGAACGGCGGGACGAGGTCGTAGTAGTGAATTTCAGTGGTGTTAAGGCGTCTCATCCGGCTGTCGCTCCCGTCATGGGGTTGAGGGGGGCGGTTGCCCCGAGGGTGGCGTTGAAAGGCAACACCGCGGCGGAGGCGTTGTGTAGTGGCCGGGCTGCGGCCGTTTGTTGGTTGACCGCAGCGGCTGCTGCGGTCATCGTGCCGTCAGCCACCGGTCCCGGCCTCGATCACGGCGACTGTTACCCGTAAGTCGGCGAGGTCGGCTTTGGTTTCGTCGATCTGTCTCGTGTTTTCGGCGGTGTCGACCTCGAGGTGCATCACGCGGGCGACTAGACCGGTCACTTTTGAATCGATCGACATGAGTTTGGTTGCGGTCCAGCCAGCGAAACTGATAGCAGCGGTAGCGGCGACGCCGATGAGAACAACGACGATTGGGGCCATCGGATCAGGCAGCGCCGACGGCGACAACGCGGACGTCGAATGGTCCTGTTTGGGTGGGGGCGGTTTCGAGAGCGACGATTCTGGCTGTGAGGTCGGCGATGATACGGTTTTGGTGTTCTAACGCTGCGGTGAGCACCGATATCGCTTCCTGTGCGGCGGCGTCGGCTGCTTTGTCGGCGTGAGCAGCGGCTTTGGCGTACCCGCGGTAAGCGAACGTGATTGCTTGGTCTCGTGGGGCGAGTTCGGCTGGGTTCGTGCCGGCTGAGATGCCGAGCTCGACCCCGGCAAGAAAATCGGTGCGTGCCGTGCCTGGCAGGGTTGTCGAGGTCGCTGGGGCGTTAGCCATGATGGTCGGCTCCTGTACTTGTCGGATGATGTCGGGGATTCGGGTGCGAAGGTTGTTGCCGCAGCAGGCCGTGGCGTGCAGTTTCGAGTGCGGGACGATCTGAGGGTTTGGTTTGATTTGCCCGGTGGAAACGCCGTGGCGGATGAGAGCGGCGGCGGCTTTGATTTGTTGCGGGGTTGGGGTGATGGTGGCGACACCAGCGACGCCTGGGTGGTAGTTCCCGACGAAACAGATCGAGATGGTGGTGCGGTTGGTGAGCAGCGGGGCGAGAATTCGGGTTCTGTTGTTGGCTCCGTTGCGCCATTTGAACCCGCGACCTTCGAAAACTGTCCCGTCGACGGTGATGAGGAAGTTGTAGGCGACCATCGCGAATTTGGATTTGATGCGTCGACCCCAGATGACTCGTTCAACGGTGCGGGCGTCGCTGATCGAGTCGCCGCTGTTCACTGTTACGGAGTGGTGGATCACTGCGCCTTTGACGCGAGAGAACATGGCTGGGGTGCCCCACCGGCCGTACACCGTCCATGCGGTGAGCGGGATAAGCCGAAACATTTTAGATGTCTGAGGGTTGACCGGTTTGAGCGTCGAGAAGGTCAGCGACGGCCCGATGCGAGTTGACGTTTCTGCGTGCTGACCATGCGCCGAACAAAACGATGGCGTAGTCGGCTGTGCGAGCGCCGGACACAGGGACCTGGTTGACGGTGTCGGAGATCCATGTCAGTTGGTTCTCGACCCAAAGTAGAACGGCGGTGGCGGCCGTCATGGTGGCGACCCATTCGCGGTTGCGGATGTAGTCGGTTACTTGGGTGATTATGTTGGCCATTTTGTTGGTCCTTATGATGGTTTAAACACAAGTTGGTGAAGGTTCACTTCGCATTGACCGGTGCCTGATACTCGGTCGAGCGATGTGGTGATCTGCCATGGCGCAGCGCCGGCAGTTGAGAGCGTCTGGTTGATGTGGGTGAAGTATTCGCCCCACGAAGCGGCGCTGGTGTCCGTGGTTGGGCCGACAATGTCGGGCGAGGTCCAAAGGGCAAACGACGATGTTTGCGACGCTCGGCTGATGCTGATTTTTGCGGTTGTGCCGGCTGGGACATCGATCGAGTACGCAATATCGAGCGTCGCTATGTCGATGTTGTTGGCCAGCGCCGGCCCCACAAGGATCGATGACACACCGGTCAAAAGAACCGCTGACTGCCATTGTTGGACTGTTGGTTGGCCGGTCGACGACCACCGCAAAGACCCGTCTGATTCGTAGGCGCGCAACCCGGTCGGCAACATCTCGGACCGCAAAACCCCGACGCTGTCATAAACCTTGAAACCGTTCGACGAAGTGCTGCCGCCTTTCCCGGTCGAACCCTCGAGCAAAGCGACCCGGCGGCGCAGATCAGCCAGCAGCGACGCCAAATCAGGCTCGATAGCCGGGTCGATCATGTGAACAACTCCCACGAAACGCCGGTCACCGTGACCGATTCTCGACCGCCTGACACTGACGTTTCGATCGCGGTGATAAGAAACTTCCCGTCAACGTTGAGCCAGCCATGCGACCCGCGGACTGTGACCACATCGCCAACCCCGTAGCTTCCGGGGGCCGGGACTGTGTCCGGCAGCAGCCCGAGCCGCACTGTTGCCGCTGGGGCCGCGCCACGAGCCAACCGGAACGCGGCGTGCTCGTCGAGAGTCGATGGCACTGACACGTCGACGTGTGTTACGACCGTGTCGAGCAGCGGGTAGGACGCCAACGCGGCAGGGTTCGAAGTCGACCGGATCAGCCGCAACGGGCCTTCACCGGCGCCAGCGGCGTCGACCTGGTTAGCGAGGTTGTCGGTTGATTCGGTGTAGGTCAGCAGCGCAGCGTCAGCGCCGAGCTCGAACACGTGGTTGGTTGACCGGCCCGAACCGGGCCCGAATGTCATCAACCAATCAAACCCTGTCGCGGTGCGACGCGGAGTGAACCCGAACCTGAACCCGTTACTGACGGCTGCGAGCTGCTCGAGGACTTGGCCGGCGTTGCGGCGTTCCCACGATTCGTAAGTGCGGTCGCGCAACACGCCTGCAAGATCTGTGCCGGACGTGTTGATCCCGATGTCGCCGCCGGTGTCCGTTTGCGCGTAGTCGACTAACGCTCTGGCGATGCTGTACTGGTCGACTTGGTTGTACGTCAACGTTTGTCGGATGCTGCGCCGTCGCAGATACGACAGGGGGCCGTTACCGCGGAGTTGCAGCGTGTTCGTTTCGGCGGTTGCTGTGGGCGCCCAGAAGAGCGCCCCGAACCGGACTGACTGGTCTCGTTCAACCCACAATGTTGAGGCGGCCGGGGTGAGGGTTTGGTTTGTGACGGTTTGGACCGCTCCGACCGTTTCGGGCCGTAACGGCATCACAACCTCGAGCGAACCGGGAGCGTTGATTGTTTCGGTGTACGTCAGCGTTTGATATGGCAGTTCGCCGAGAACTGAGCCGTTGATCCCGGCGTACAGCAATCGGGTGTCAGCCATCTATCCGAACAGTTCGATGATGACGACACCGCCCGCACCGGACCCGCCAACTTGAGCAGCAGCATTCGTTGAACGTGCGCCTGATCCGCCACCACCGTACTTGACTCCGCCTGCGCCTACGCCCACGCCGGAGTTAGCGGACCGTTGCGTTCCGCCGAGCGGCGAACCGCCGCCAGTGTTCATGTGAGCCGCCGCGGCCGTTCCAGAGCTCTCAACCCTAAATGCCCATCCACCATCGTCTCCAGACGCCAGTATGTCACCGGTGGTTCCCTGTCCGCTTGTGCCACCAGCTATGTGACTCACCGTGGTTCCAGTTGGCATCGTGCTTCCGCCTGCTCCAGCTCCAGCTACACACCATGCGCCGAATGATGAACTAACTCCACCATTGCCAGCCGCACCCGACACGCCCGCGCCACCAGCGCCGACCGTCACGGTTTCGCTCGCTGACAGGCTCGAAATCGTCACCGAAGTTTCGGCGTATCCGCCGCCACCACCGCCGGACCCCTCAGAGATTTGACCGGCGGCCGTGCTAGCCGCGCCGCCACCGGCACCGCCGCCACCGACGCAACGTATGCGGGCGGATTTGGCCCACGGATACGACGCTTTAGTGAACGACCCCGACGCGGTGAACGTGACCAGTTGATACATCGGGTTGTGAACCGAACGTCGATCGGTGATCTGAGCGTTCTCGATCGATGTGTCCAACGCCGGAACATCGACCAAAGCAAGCGTGTACGAGTTTGCTGGCACGGTCGGTTCGGCCGGGGTGCCCGACGGGGTTCCGGTCACGACCTCGATCGTGATGTCATCCACAGCGCCGGAATACACGGCGTCTTGGACTCGAACCACGACCAAGTCTTTGCGAGCGTTCGTCGGGTCAGCAGCAGCGATTGTCACTGACAGCGTCGCGTCGTTCTCAAAAAAGTAGGTGCCCTGTTGGGCAGTTTCGGTTCCGAGGACGTAACCGCGGCCCGCCGCCACATCGACCGTCATGTTCGGCGTGGCTGCTTGCGTGACTAAACAATCGCCTAACCCGAGAACGCCGTCAGCGTCGTTGGTTTGAGCGGCGACCATTCGGCGCACTTCCGCCGCGTCAGCGCCAGCGTTTTGGAGATGGACTTTTCCGGTGACCGTCAAAATGTTCTCTTTCTTACGCGATCCACGCTGATCGCCACGTCACTGTCATCGCCGCAGCAGTTGCGGTCGACGCTCGAAACCGGATCTCGTTCGACCCGGGGGCGAGATCCCACCATTGAGACATCGATGTCAGGTTGGCGTACCGCGACGCTGTGCCGTTCAACATGACCGTGCGGGCCGCTGTGTCAAACAACAAGAAGTCGCCGGTGTTCACCGTGATATCGGCCTCGATCGTTTGACCGGCCGTCAAGTTCTCTATCCGAGGGTTCACGACCGGTCCGTCAACCCGGATCGTGGCCGGTGCTGAGAAGTTCCCGTCGTTCGTTGCGAACACCGAGCCCGATGTTGATATGGCGCCCCAGTTGAGCGGCCACGTCAACGGCCACGTCAACCCTGTGCCTCCCGAAGGCAACCCGACCTGCCCGGACGACTCAGCGTCGTCATAGACCCTGGGGTCAGTAGCGAACAGTTGTAACTCGACCGTCGCCAACCCTCTCGATTGTTCCAAAGTGCCGGGCTGCTCGAACCGTCGAGGGCGGACGTTCACTCGCCGCTTGCCGCCGCCAGCGAACCCTGGAAGTTGAAACGTTAATGGTGCTTCGACCCCGCCGGGAGCGAACGCGGCGGTCAAAGACGCCACCAACACATCCAGCGTGGACGACCCGGTGCCGTCAACCTCGAGCGTGATCTCAACAAACCGGCCATCAACGAAATCATCGCCGGGGTGCTGACCGTGACGGCGAGCGACCGCCATATCGGCAGACCTGACCGGCGGCATCCCGAAACCGGAATGAGCGACCACGTCGATAGCTGTGCCGTCACCGAAATCGACGGCACCATACTGGTATTGGAAATCAGATGTGACCGGCATCTAAAGCGCCGATCCTCGCAACGACCACAACATTGACGCCTCGATCTCGGCCGGTGACTGCGGCCCGTAAAAGTTGTTCACAACCTCAACCCCTCGGCCGCTGCGAGCGTGGCGGGTTTCGGCCGCTGAGCGCACCGTCCCGACACCTGAAACCAGTTCCGGGCCACGTTCGCCGACCAAGGCCAACCCTGAGAACGAGCCGCCCGACGCCAACCGGGGGATGTCCGGCGGATCAATCGTGATAGAGCCAAGCGGGCCGAGACTCACCGAGAACTCGAGCAGCGAGTTGACCCGGTCGATTACTTGAGCGTTGATCAGTCCCGTAATCGCGCCGACAAGGCCAGAAGCGAAGTCAGCAACAAACCCGGCAGCGCCCGAAACACCGTCGGCGATACCGTCGATGATCGCCGACCCGAGACTTTTGCCAGCCCCGAGGACGTCTTCCACCAGCCCATCGAAGCGGCCCGGTAGATCGGAGAAGAACCCGACAACCGCATCGACAGCCGTCGAGACCCAGTCGGAAAGAAACGACCAGTTCCAAAGCAGCCGGATGGTGTCGATCCCGACTGAAACAATGAACTTGAGACGTATCCACAGCAGTTCGAGCGCAGCGGTTACGGCGTCAACGACCCCGTCAACGGTTGCCTTAATGCCGTCCCACGCTCGACCCCAATCACCGGTGAACACGCCAACAACGAAATCGATCAAACCCTCGAGCGTTTGCACGACTGCTTTGATCAGGTCGATTGTCGGCCCGACCGTGTCGCGCAGCACGGTTAACACGTCGTCGCCCCACGTCTCCCACGCGATCCGCACCGCGTCGAGAACCACCGTCACAACGGTTTGGATACGGTCCACCACCGCGGTGATAACCCGCTGGATTTCGGGCCAGTTTGTGCGGGTCCAGCGCACGACGGCACCGAACGCTGTTCGGATCACGTCGGCCATGTCGCGCACGACAGGCACCACTTCGGTTTTGAGAAACTCGAACGCTTTCGGAAGTTGTTCCTCGATCACCGGCACGACGTCATCGGCGACAAACGTCGCCAGATCGGTCATTACTGGCAACAGTTTCCGTGCCACTTTTTCTTGGAGGTCGCCGACGGTAGCCTTGAGCTTGTTTTGTGCGGCGGTGAGTTCGTTTCCGCCGGCGGCGTACGCGGCCTGTGCATCGGCAGATTTCTCGAAGATGAGCTGCTGCGTCGCGGCGGCCTTGTCCATCGCCGTGATCTCGTCACGGCCGTCGGCCTGAGCGACAGTCAACGCTCGAGCATCGACTTCGGCCTGGTTGATTGAGATGCCGAGCTCTTTGAGCGACTCGCGTTCGCCGAGCAACGCTTTTTGTAAGATCCGGGCAGTGTCGTCAACGCTGCGCTGACCGCCTGACCACTCGGACAGGGCGCCGGACAACCCAACGATTTCCGTTGACATCGACGCCGCTTGGTCAGCGGTGAACCCCATCGGCTTTAGCAGGTCAGCAGCGTTCGCGGCGAGCCCTTGCGCTTGAGTCGAGGTCAACCCCATACGGGCCGCTACCGTGTCGGCCCATGTCGAAACTTGGTCGAGCGACTGGCCCGAGAACACGGTGTTGATTTTGGTGTCAAGCGACACGAGATCTTCGCCGACACCGAACAGGTGAGCGCCCCCAACGGCTGCAAGCCCGCCGAGGGCAACGGTCGCTATCCCAGCCGTTTTGACCGCTGAACCGGCGAAGCTGCCAAGCCGATCACTAACCCCGGAGACTTCGCGCCGGAACTGCGACGCGTCTCCCAAGATCGTGATTTTGATCGGTTTGGCCATGCGGCGTCAGTCCTTGGTTGTGGCGGCTAACAGCCAGCCGATTTCACGGCGTGTGAGCCGACCCGCTTCGGTAAACGAGATCCCTGTCCGAGTCGAGATTTCGACTTTTGTTAGGAACCGGTCCCGGCGATGCCGGGTTGTGAAGGGTCGGCTGGGTCCGACATCGCTTCCATGACTTGGCGGATCGTCATCGTTCCAGCCTGTTTCCAAAGCTCGGATGCGGCGGCATCGGCGTTGCGGATGCGGCACACGATGAACCCGGCGACACGAAGCGTCACACCAGCCGAAGCGGTATCGATCTGGTCAAACGCCAACCCGGTGGAGGACTCGATTAGATCAATGTCGTCGAGGGTGAGGTCATCGAGCATCGCCGAAAGGTCAATTTGGTCGGTCAAGTTCGTCTCCTGGTCGTTTCGGCGCGTCTGGCGAGGGCGTCGATTTTGGTGCGGTACACCTCTTTGGCTTGTTCAGACGTTTTGGACAACGCCCGGTACAGGAACGGGTTTGGTTTGATCCCGCGGGCTGCCCACCCGAAATGGATCGGACCGGCGTATGGAACCCGTGCCGCCGAACCGGCTTTGACTTTGGCGTCGCGTTGTCCAACTAGAGCCCCAACGGATTTCGCGAGCCGGCCGGACCTGCGCGGCGCTTCTTTCACCGCTTGTTCGGCGACGATTTCGGCGGCTGATTTGTTGGCTTTGCGTAGTTCTTTGCCTAAATCTCGATCGATTGACCGAAGTTGCCGCTGTAGATCGCGGAGGTTCTCGACCTGTATCTCTGCGCCGTTACGGCGAGCCATTTACAAGACCGTGTCGGTCGACTTGACCTTGAGGTTGAACAGAGCACCGGTCGACGGTTCGACCACCTCGAACGGCAACGATTGCGACGCTAGATCGGTCGAGTCGGAGTCTTGCGACGGGGCTTCGCCAGTGAACACGATCGCGGGAATATCAAGCTCGAACTCGTAAGTGTGACCGGCCTCGATCGCGTTAGCGGCTGCCGACCATTTGACGTTCAACGGGACTTCGGTCCCGGCGATGAACAGGTCGTAAAATGTTGCAGCAGTCCAATCAATACCGATCGTGCCGGTCGGCGAGGCGTAACCGGCGTGAGCGGACTCTTTGCGGATCGGGTTAGCGCGCAACCGGTGCCGGTCAGTTTTCAGTCCAGCGTCGAGCGCAAACTCGAAGTCTCGGACGTCGTCAAACGCTACCGAGTTGATCGTCACGACAGTGTCAGCCCACGAGAACACGCCCGCCGCCGCTGTGTAAGCGGCGGTTGCTTCTGCGGTGGCGGTGGTGGCTGAGCCGCCCACGAAATCGACGGTGAGCTCGAGCAGCCCGTCAGCGGATTGCGAAAGTTTGAAGCCTGATGCCTTGTTGCCCGACAAGGTCCAAACGCCGCCGCCAGTTGTGGGGTATTGGATGGCCTGCTGAGCGGTTAACGATTTCGCCGGTCCGCCGGTCGTCCAATCATGCTGTTGGGTGTACGCGGTGGTCGTGGCGACCTGGGTCGGGCCGGTTGTGGACCCGACGAGTCCTTGTAGCAGCAGCCCCATGCCTTTGTCGATGACGTCCATCGTCACGGAGTGCTTGGAACCGGTGACGATCGTTTTGGCGTGACGTTTGGCCTGAGCGCCTTTGCGATGCCCGACCCGGTGCAGTATTTGCGTTTCGATCTCGGGTTGCAACGTTTTGACTTCGTAGCTGCGAGTCGGGGTAACCGCAGTGTCATACGTTGTTTCAACCCCGATGTGATAGGCGGCGTCGTGTAGAGCCATTGTCAGTTCTCCCGTGTGGCCGCTACGGCCGTTGTGTTAGCCCTGCGGCTTTTGGTGGTGGGTTTGTTGATCGTGAAGTCGGGGCGCTGCGACAAGGCTTCAGTGTCAGCGTCGTCGAGCCCGTCGAGGGTGTCGCCGGTGTTGACCCGGCGCGGTCCTGACGGCAACACGAGGTCCAGAGCAATCCCGCCGGTGTAGGTGATCGTCATGGCCGTAGTTGTCCTTTGATGTTCAGGTCGAGAGTGACCTTCGTTTTGGGTTTGTTGCCTGCCTGTTCGAGCTCGTAGCGGCCGTCACCGAACGTCGCCGTGACCAGCCCGGCGATTCCGCCACCGAGGCGAGGGTCTGACGCGACGTGATACGTGATCTCGTCGACGAGTTGAAACGCTCGAAGAAACGAATCGATGCGGCGAACTTTGGACCGGACCTCGATCACCCACGGCAACGTGGCTTCTTCGTCGCGGGCGAGGGATGCCTGGCCGCCTGACAGGACCCGATGCTCGAACGTCCACTGGTCTGAATCCGCTAACCAGACCGTTTCGGTGGCGGTGTCGTCGGTGCCGGGAGCACCAATATCGACCTGTACCTGTTGCAGCGCCGGCAACGCTGCGAACTGTGAAAGCAGCGTCGACACGACTTGAGGGATAAGCGACAACTCGGCCATTTAAGCGATCCCCGGCGTGAGCGCCGAATACCGGCGCAGAATCTGGTTCACCACGGGCATCGTGGTCGGACCGTGTTTGCCTGGTTGGGCGTACACGGTCGTGCCGAACTCGTCAGAGGTTTGCAACGCACGCGTTGACGTGCGGTCATGCAACGACAGGAGGTAATCGCGGGTGATGAGCTCGCAGGCTTGTTTGATCTCGAGCGGGGCGGCTGTGGTGCGGCCAGCGGTGCCCACAATGTTGATGTTGCGAGGTGTTGCCCCCGCGGGAAACGTGCCGCTGTCGCGGTAAATGATTCCGGCCGGGTCAAGCACCCATGCAGCCCACTGCGATGCAAGTAACGCGGACCCATCAATTGTCACGGCGGTGATACTGATCGGGTGGACTATTTGTCGGTTTGTGGCCGAGTTGGTGAGAAGCGTTGACGTTGTCCCGGTGCCGGTTGTGGTCGAGTCGAACGTTTTGGCCTCGAATGAGGTGCCGGTCACGTCATCGATGAGAGCTTCGGCGACTGCGATGGCGTTGGTCACAACTGTGTCAGAGAACCGGGCCGGGTCGCTGACATCGTCGCCGGCTGACAGGCTTCGCACGCCGGCAACGGTCGTGTACGCCATGCCGGTTACGCCTTCTTAGCCGCGGCTGATTTCTTGACCGAGGACGGTTTCGGTGCGGCGGCTACTGTTTCAGCGTAGCCAGCAGCGACGAGCTCGGCGGCTTCGATGTCGGGCACGTCGCAGACGTCGCCGACTGCGGGCCACGGCACGCCGTCTCGGGTGCCGGATATTTCTGCGAGCATCTTCACGCGCATTCGGTGCGCCTTTCGTTTGGATTTGCCGGGTGGGCGCCCCGACGAGACTGTCCGTAATTCTCGCCGGGGCTGGTCCCACCTGGAGGGGGATTTACTCTGGGTTTGAAACCAGAGATCAGGTAGCGCCACCGGCGAAGTGCTTGACCGCGCCGGTCGTGTCGATCAGGTCACCGTCGGTGCGGAACAAGAACCTCCACGTGATCAGGTCGTTCTGGAACGCGAAGTCGACGGAACGTTCGACTCGCACGCCTCTCACGTCGCGGATCATGTACTTCGACAGATCGCCGAACACGACCGACTTGGCCGATAGGGCCGGGTCAGCGACGTTGGTGTCGGTGACGACCGGGCGGCCAAGGATCGTGGACTGTTCGCCTGCGGTTAGCCCAGGCGCCCACAAGTATTGGTTGTTGCCGTCCTTGAGCTTGCGGGTGTCACGCATGCCGATGTCGGACATCAACCACGATCCGTTGGTGCGGTACGGGCCGATGACCGAGAAGAACAGGTCAATCAGGTTGTCAGCGGTGAACGCTCCCGACACTGCGGTAGCGCCGGTGATCCCGAGCGTCGAACCGTTCACAACGCCGTTCGGTTGAGCGGTGCCGGTACCGGTGATGAAATGAGCGCCAGCGCCGTTGGCCAAGGCACGTCCACCTGCCTCGGCCAAGTAGCCGGTCAGATCCACGCCGGTGTCTTGCTCGAGCTCGGCCGAGATCTGAGTCGAGAAACCGTACTTGTAAGCGTCGAGGGTGACCTGGCCAACGACCGGGTCGGACTCGGTAATGAGCGCACCTTCACCGATGATCGCCGCGGTTGGGTGCGACGTGGTCTT